GCGCTCGCAACCACAACGTCGTGGATTGACAGAGAAACCCGAGAGATTTTGAAAGCCAAAATTGCGCTTAAAAATACATGGGGCGAAGCCGACCGAATTCTAGAACACGAGCTTGGCCATGCGCTTGGCTGGCTAGATTATAACCAAACTGGTCATATTATGCATCACGAATGGAGTCGAGGCGGACTAAATACCATGGGAGTGGAAGTCCAGTGAAGCTTTTAATGGAAAATTGGCGACGATTTTTAAATGAGGAACACGAGTATGAGATTTACTGTGACATGGATGGTGTGCTTGTAGACTTCGAATTAGGAGCCGTAGAACACATCACAAGCGACTTAAAAAGCGGAAAGGCTTCCGAGTTAGGGGAAGAGCTTGGACGCGATTATATCACCGCTGAGGACATTAGATCTAATACAGCGGTCAGAAACTATATGTACAAAGAATTAGAACATAATGCGGAGTTTTGGGAGGATTTGCCCTGGATGCCGAATGGTCCTGAATTATGGGCTGCGATTGCTCCCTACAATCCCAATATTCTTACCACTCCTATGGGGTATGGCTCAGAGATTGGAAAGCAAGCCTGGATTGATAATAATTTAAATCCTCCACCGCAAAAAGTTTTTATGTCGAGAGAGAAATATAACTGGGCCAATAAAAATAGTATTTTGATCGATGACTGGACAAAAAACACCATTCCTTGGGAGGAGCACGGCGGAATAGCTATTTTGCATCGAGATTCAGACCTAGAAAAAACACTGTCAATACTGCAGGAACTCGGACTTTAAACTAATTAAGAGAGCGCGGAAGGAGACAATAATATGCCCGAAGGAGAATCTTGGGATCAATATTCACGTTTAGTTTTACAGCAGTTAGAAACTCTTTCTAACGGCATCGAAGGTTTGCGCGCAGAACTCCAAGACGTTAAAAGCCAGTTAACAGAATTAAAAGCAAAAGAGGATCGAATACAAGACCTTAAAGAGTGGAAAGAGAAAATTGATGAGGTAGCATCCCCAACACAGCTACAAAACGCACTACAAGAAATTGAAGATTTAAAAACCTTCAAGACAAAAGCAGTCACTATTTTCGCTGGGGTGCAGTTTTTCATGGCTACTATATTAGCTTTATCTAAGCTTATGTAGCTACTTAAGACATGTCGTTTGATTATATCAATGAAAAGAAATTTAAAGCACTTGTTAAACAAATCAGCGGAACTATCACTGAAAAGGATGGCGAACTAGTACCTTATCATGCCATAAAAGGAAAGGGTATTATTTGGTGTTATCAGCCGACAACCAAAACCATGATTAGAATCCCCCGCAATAGTAAAATATATGTATTAGATATGGGCGAAGAAAGTGATCCGGATTGCTTGGCGTTTTCATCTGATGGAATTGTGTTTGTAATAGATAAAGAAGAGATTGAAGAAATTGGATTTAATTAATGTTGTTTGAATTTAATAAATTTTGGTTAATTTTATTAACTGTAGTAGGTGGTTGGATTTTTTATGGATTATGGGGCTTTGAATTAACTACTGTGACGTTGTTGTCTTTGATTTTAGCTACCCAAGCTACCAATGAGTAGAAAAAAAAGAAAAAATAAGAACTATAGCATTTGTGGTGTGGTAGAAGTTATTAATATAACCAAAGGCCGGCGGCGCACAACTATATTAAACTTTGATGAAGAGTCCTTAGTTGAAAATTTAGAAATTTCCGGCTCAATAGTTGAAAAAAGTTCTACTTATAGGCAAGATGCACCAAACACAGCGCAAGAAAAAGGCATACCTACCAACAGATCCCGGGATGAAAGGTAAAACTCTTTATATTCTCTATAAATTTGATATTTCCAATGAAGAATTAGTATCAGATGGACCTTTCATGAAAAAAGACGAAGCTTATAATAAAATGAATCTACTTCTTAAGAAAGGAATTTGCTCATGGGTGGTGGTCTATAATGGATGAGCAGCCGGCATTTGGCGAATTAGCTGCAACAGAGCTACAAGTGGGCGATATTGTCGAATGGTCAATATGGAATGAGGAAGCGGAAGACTGGCGGCCGCATTATGGTTTAATAACCGAGATTAAAAACGAAATTAGGGCTGCGCGCATGGTTTCAGTATCGATAGTGTCCCCATTAGCCACTGATGCGATTGAAATGGAGTTTTTTACACCTAGTTTAAAGCTAATATCGCGTGGGGCTGAAGCAAAAGACGAATGAGTTGTGTTGTTGACCATATTGCAATACTTGTAGACGATCTAACGAAGGCTAAGGAGTGGTATTGCGACAAATTAGCCGCAAAAGTTACTTTTAGGGACGAAAAATACATTAGAATCAAGCTAGAAAACACAAATATTGCTTTAATTGACAAAAAACACTATCCTTGCGCACATTTTGGTATTTTAGTCGAAAATATCGCTGATTTACCGCTTGAAAAAGGCGAAGTTGTAAAACATCGCGATGGAACCATCGGAGTTTATGTAAAAGACCCATTTGGGAACTATTTAGAGTATATTTGGTACTCTGAAGAGCAAAAAAAGGTATTTTTGGACAATGGATGACTTAAAGCAACTAATTCAACAATTTATGCCTTTTGCACAAGAACAAATGGGGTTTAACCGCCCTCCCAAGCTTTTTTTGCGTCAAGATGCCGAAAATGCCGCAAATCCGCTCGGAAAAACCGGATTTTACGATCCGCATGCGGAATCTATCACTTTATACATTTCTGGGCGTCACCCAAAGGATATTTTGCGTTCATTGGCACATGAATTGATGCATCACACTCAAAAATGTAATGGAGACTTCGACAATACCGAATCTCAAGGAATGGGCGAGGAAGGATACGCTCAAAACAACGCTCACATGCGAAATATGGAAATTCAAGCATATCAAGCATCAATAGTTTTCAGAGATTGGGAAGACAGCCTAAAAGAGACTATTTACTATAAACATCTACAAAAAGGAGATAAAAAGATGTCCATAAAAGATTGGAAGAATGAGGAAATCTCAACTCTTCTCTCGGAAGCTTGGGGTTTTAAATTTAACAACCTTCAAGAATTCGAAGAATTCGACGGTACCGGAGAAATTCAAGAAGAGTCCCAGGAAGAGGAAGTGCACGAAGAAGCACAAGACGCAGAATTAGAAGAGTCTTGCGGTGACGAGGAAGAGTTAGAAGAAGGATCAGGCGATCGTAATGATAGTGACCGTGAACAAGGTAGAGATGCCGGCCACAGTCAGAGAAACGGCTCTGATGGGTCCCCGGGCGTATCTGAAGCACAAATTCGCGAAGTTGCCAAGAGAGTTATTGAACGTTTAAAAGAGGTCAAACAAAATGGGTAAAAAATGGAAAAAGTTGCTTAGAGCACGAAGAAATGCCGCTGCAGCCGCGGCTGAGATTGCTGCTACAACTGTATCAGAAACAAACGATAACGCCAGCACAGAAACGCCAATTGTGGCGGCTGCTCCTAAAAGAGCACCGAAAACAACTAAGAAAAAAAGCATCAAGAAAGCCAAATAAAAAGGAATCACAATAATGTCTTTGAATAGAGATTGGAACCGGTTTATTTTAGGAGAAAACCTAGAGGAAAGGAACATTTTTACCTATCTTCAAGGTCTCCAAGAAATTATCTCCAATATTAAACCAAAATCTATGACAGAGGAGCGTCGTTTAAAGCTCGCTAATAATCATTTGCGTGAAGTGCGCAAATCTGCTCGGAGAATGCAAAACGAACTCCAAGTTTTAGAGGAAAGGCTTAATATCTTAGAAGAGAGCCTTAACGAGGGTTCCTAATGGGCACACCAGGGCACATGGCCCACCCTTTCGATGTTGACGAAGTTAAAAGTGGTCAAGATCTTATCGATTACATCAATACGGCAGCATTGCGTCTGCATGCTGGCGAAATTGAAGGTAGTGTAAAATGGGATGGCATTAATACTAGCTTTAAGCTTATCACCAACAAAAGTGGCGAAAAAGAGTTCCGCATGGATCGCGGAACTAGTGATATTTCTTCAGTTATAGGTTTAGATGCTGCAGGCGCCTTAGAAAAATGGGGAGCAACACATGGCATGCCCCATGCTATCAAAACACTATTAGATATATTTAATACGGCTCTTCCCGAAATTGAGCCGGAACTAAAAACGCTTGGATTGTGGGAGGATCCAACCAAATATTTTAATACCGAATATATCAGATCTGCCGGAGAAGGCAAGTCTAATGTGCAAGAATATGATAAAAATATCTTAGCTATCCACGGCATCAACCAATTTTACGAAAAGAAGGCCCAGCCATGGCGTATACGCGCTGGGACTTCCATGGATCGCCCTGGCGCGCCGCGGCCAATTGGCGCCGATGGCAAACCCATTAAAGCCGGCGGCATTGAAATTCCCTATAATCATAAAGCTTTACGAAGTCTTATAGAAAAAGTTAGGCCGATTGCTATCACACAGGGTTTTGAAGTTTATGGTGACGTGTCTGTTGAGTTTAATCCGGAAATGGAGTTTGTTGATTTAGAAAAAACTTTAGAAACACCAATATCCATCCGTTTTTCCCCCAATAATATACAAACGGGAACTTTGCGACAATGGCTACAAAAAGTAGAACACCCTCAAGAGAGAAAAGTAACTATAAGCGCAAATGAAAAGAAAAATAGAAAGAGAAAAGTAGCCAATGCACTTAGTAAGGATATCTACTTGGCTGTCCTCAATAGTGCACAAGAACATGGAGAATCTTTAAGCGAATACTTAGAAGATCCCAACGATATTACAGATGCTATTAATGGTGGTATATTTTATCATGCTACACGACTCTTGGGACAGGCGGTCAAAAACGCACTCACAAGCGAAGCCGGATCTCTCGCTGCACACGAAGGCGTCGTATTGAGGGGTTTGGAGAATTTTTTGGTTAAATTGACCGGAGATTTTATTGTTCAAGGACTCGCATCTACACATGGGGATCATCCTTCCATTACGGAAGGTTTGTCGCAGAATTTCACTATTAAAGTCTCAAAAGATCGTGAGATCACCAAAACCCTTAATAGTTGGCTGAGAGAAATAAAAGATGCTAAACACAAGTATCAGAAGCCACCAACTCTCGTTTATAACGATATTCTCTCTGGCATTCCTATTATTGAAATCGTTCAGCAAGATTTTGCGCAAGAGATGATTTATAATACAGTTCTGCGCTATAGCGCCGGAATTATTGTGGAGGCAGAAGAGGAGGACGCAGATGTAGAGTTAGTCGACAACGAAGATACTGATCCTGCCGGCTCTATGGCTGGGGATCAGACAATTGCGCTTGTCCCTGGTGCATTTAAGCCGCCGCATGCAGGACACCTAGCGATGGTAGAAGAATACGCTAATAAGGCGGACAAAGTGGTAGTATTGATCTCATCACCTTTAAAAGCCGGTAGAAAACTCCCTAATGGTCGAGAAATTACTGCCGAAGACTCTAAAAAGATTTGGGATGTGTATACGCGACATTTACCCAACGTTGAAGTAGAAATCTCCCCTCACGCATCTCCGATTACTGCAACATATGATTTTATCGGAAAGGATGGGCCCTTAGAAGCAGGAACGAATGTAATCCTAGGCGCTTCTACTAAAGGGAACGATGTCAGCCGGTATGATCAAGCGGAGAAATATGTCAAAGAGGGTGTTAGAATATTACCTATTAACCAATTTGCTGTAGAGCCTTTGATGCGTTCTAATGGCAATCCATTTAGTGCAACAGATTTTCGAGATCTTTTTGGACAATACGAGGAAGTCATGGATGAATTAGAAGAATTTACGGGCGAAAAAAACCTTTTCGATGTCCTGTCTATTCTTGGCTTCAGTCCTGGATTACAAGAAATCTCAGCCGCCGGCGGTGGTGCTGTCGCAGGATATGCGGCGCCGGTTGGCAAGCGCGACATAAAAAAAAAGAAGAAGAAATTGAAACCATACCAAGAAACTATGGATTTTTCTGTTGTTGACGAAGTATTAACACTAATTATGGAAAGAGGTATTCGAAAATGAACGAAGCGCAAGAGCAAATCCTAAGAGAGAATATAAGACAACTTGTCGAAATTGTCAAGCAGAAAAGAACAGATGAGCAAAAAATCTTATTAGCAGAAGAAGATCGACTTCGAACTATTATACGCGATTTGATCGAAATAGAGGTGCAACATTTACAAGAAGCTGCGGTCCCTGATAACGAACCTACTCCAAACAAGTCGACTGGAATTAATGTTTTAGAAGATCTTTTAAAGAAGATCATTCCCGTTTTACAGACCGATTATAAACTTTTAACTACAGATCCTGAACAACGTACCTCCTTTCGATCGCATATTATTAACGCAGTAATTGATACTCTTATTCCGGCTGAAGCAAATAACGATGCCGGCGAACAAGGAGCAGAAGCTGATCAACTTGATGAAGAAATCGACATAGAAGTAGGCGACGATGAAGAAAAGTTTATTGATATTCGTACCGATGCAGAAAAGGCCGACGAAGAAGAGCCAGAAGACCCGCGAGATGACTTTGGGGTTGAGGGGGCAGACGAAACCGGGCGCAATGTGGCATATAATGCTTTTAAAAAAGTTCAAGCGTCAATTATTGATGCTTACGAATTACTTTCTAACCCAGAAGACCAAGAATTATTTTATGATTACTTAATCGCCAACTTGAAGCTCTATTTCGACAAATTCGAAAAGGAACTGGAACCCGGAGTGGAAGAACCGACAAATCAAGCTTATCAAGATGCTAAGTCTGACCAGGAAGAACTCGGTGGAGAAGAGGAAGCAGCCGGCGAAGAAGAGCTAGATTTAGAATTCTGAGAGGGAAATGATAAAAAGTTCAAAAAAGAACTTGACAACCAAAAATAAGAGCGTTATACTAGCATTGAAAGCGAAAAACCTTCTGAATGATAGTTTGTTAGTTTGTATTAATAGTTTAACTTTAGAAGATCTAATAGCTATTAAATTAGAACTTTCAGCTAATCATATAAATAATAGGCCATATGGATTTGACATCTGGAGAAAATCAGGTTATATTATAAAAGAGGCTTTATTAAAGTTTGCGCTTTCAACAACCAATTCAAAGAAAGATGCAGCAAGGTTCTTAGGACTAACCTACAGCGATTTTAAGAAAGCAGTAAAAAAATACAAAGTAACAACTTTTTTTAACGATGTGGAAACTTTATAAATACAACGGACATTATATTGAAGGCGATTTGGTTAGCCGGCACAAAACTGAAGATGCTGCAATGAAAAAAGCAAAAAAAACAATAGATTTTGAATTCTCCGAGAGAGAAAAAAGAAAAGATGAGATACTTATATGGCTTGATGGTGAAAACCACACACCAGCAGGCGTTATAGTACACAAACTTAAAAAGGGGACGAAACGGATTCGACAGGATAAGAAGAAAGAATAGTGCAAGTAGTCAACGATAACAAAGACTTAAACCATGTTATAAATAAAACAACTGCCAACGATAACGTTGCATTCGATTACGCACTAGCGGCATAATCGGGAGGCGCTTAGAGCCTTCAATCCAATCTAAGCAAACCAACAGACAAGTTGCAAAAATCAAAACCATTTAATGCAATATGGCAATAAGCATTAGATTATAGTTGTCTACCCTTTCAGTTAGGGGATACAAAAACTGATAAACTTGTGAATGACTTGAATTTTGACTTGTCGTGGACGCGGGTTCGACTCCCGCCGTCTCCACCATTTTCATAAACAAAAGGAAAACCAATGAAAACAGTAGAAGTTGGAAACAACGTAAAAGTACATTATGTCGGAACATTAGCAGACGGCACAGAATTTGATAGTTCTCATAACCGCGATGAGCCGTTGGCTTTTGAAGTCGGTTCTGGCAACATGATCAAAGGCTTTAATAGCGCAGTCTTGGGCATGAGTGAGGGGGAAACTAAGTCATTCACTCTTTCCCCGGCAGAAGCATATGGCGATCGCATTGAAGAGGCAATTCAGCCGGTCCCCATGGCAGCATTTGGCCCGGATTTTGAGTTTATTCTGGGCGGTACCGTCCAAGGTAATGGTCCCCGAGGCCCATTTTTGGCCAAAATTCATGCGCTTGAAGAAGAAGCTCAACAAGTATTGCTTGATATGAACCATCCGCTAGCCGGCGAAGAGTTGAGTTTTGATATCGAATTGGTAGAAATTGACACCTCCACCAATGGTACCATAGACTTTGGAAGTTTAACGGTTCCTCAACTGAAGGCTCTTGCCAAGGAACGTAGATTTAAGGGTTATTCAACGCTTAAGAAGTCACAACTTGTTCAATTGTTGAACAACTAAGGAAGAAAAATGAGTTTTTTAGATAGATTTAAGGATTTTTTTAAGCTTAACCAACCTAAAAAAGTGACATGTGCTTCAGCTTGTGGTGCTACCACAGATCCGGACGCTACAGACTTGAGCGGATTAAAAGTGGTAGAATTAAAAGCTTTGGCCAAAGAGCGAGGACATAAGGGTTATTCAACCTTGAAGAAGGCAGAGCTTATCGATTTGTTGAGCGATTAAAATAAGGAACAACATGGAAATTATTTCACAAATGTGTTTTCTAATGGCCGCACTTACGTTCGGTATTTTAGCAGGACACCACATAACTAAAGATTACTATATCAAACAACTATTAACAAGGAAGGAAAATGAATAGATTAATTTTATTGCCTTTGTTGCTTGTTCCGGCATGCAACAAGGACAACAACACCCCCGACAGCGGCGATAGCGCTGCCGTCACCCCCCTCGACCCCCAAGGTCGAATTGGTGGCTTTGTCACTGACGAAACTGGCGCGCCTCTTGCAGATGTATCAGTATCGACCGGCGAACTCACCACAACCACATCGGCCGATGGCTCGTATACTCTTTTAGAGGTGCAGCCTGCATCCGATATCGTGCTTAAGTTTAGTAAGCGCGGCTATGCGTCTAATTATAAGGTCACTTCATTGATGACTTGGGAAACTGTCGCATCCAACGCAATGCTTCTGTCGGTTGATGGGGTCGAGACGTTCTCAAGTTTTGACGAATCCTATTTCATCATTGAGAACACGACTGTAGCTTTCGAGCCTAACAGTTTCACCGACAAATCAACAGGACAGCGTTATAATGGTGATGTGACCGCGGAAGTTACTCATGTTGACCCGTCAACTGATGAGCTTTCTGGCGCGCCCCGCGATTTGTCTGCTATTTCTAATAGTGGAGACTCTCAGCTTGTTTCTTACGGAATGGTTGATGTGTCATTATTCGGAGAAGACGGACAAGAGCTTTCGATTGACATGGATAAGCCAGCAACCCTGCGTATTCCAATCACCAATGGGAGCCTTCCAGACGGACTCCACATGGAAGCGGGCGATATTCAAAATACATGGTCTTTTGATCCTATCCAGGGAACTTGGATCGAAGAAGCAACTGGAACAGTCAGCGCCGCTGGTGATCAGTTGTATTTTGTTTTTGAAGCTCCACACTTTTCGTGGTGGAACTGCGATATGGGATTCGTCCCATCGTGTGCAGAAGGTCGTGTAATCGACTTTCAGGGCTTTCCGGTACGTGGAGCCGATGTGACGTGTGCCGGCGGTCAGACGACCTCCACCGCGGTTACAAATGACGATGGTGAGTATCAATGCAGCATCATGGTTGGCGATTATGTCAATTTTACCGGCCGCACTTTTGTGGGTGGTCAAGATTGGCACAAGACAAAGGGGACTATCTTTATGGATAGTGAAGGTTCATCCGCGGCTGATTGTGAGCCAATCCCAGACATTCAGATTGATGTCTGTCGACTTGCGGGAGCAATTAATGTTGGAAACTATGATTCTATTGTAGATGCCAACGATCCTGAAAGTGCCCCTGCCGATGGAATTTCTGCTGTCTTCTGGGAGCCGCCGGGACCAACTTCATATTGCGAGAATCCTTGGGATAGCTTAGAGGTAGGCGAGTGCTGGAGCGGAACCAATGAAGAAATTGTTTCTATGTTTCCAGAGAGTGCTTTCCCTGGTATTCCCGATAGTGCCCGCTCAGCAGGTACTTGGGTCGAACTTTCAAATGACTATCGTTCTTATCGAATGGAGAAAAGTCTTGAAGGAAATCTGCCCTTTTACGTTTGGGATTCTCATGAAATGGAGGGAGACCGCATTTCGACAGATCGTCCGGATTTCAAGCAAGGACAAAATATTAGCGTTCAAGCCGATGGAGACTTTAGCTCGTATTTTGGCTCCTGGGCTGTTGCAAATTTTGCAACGGTTCCTGACCAAGTATACTTTTCTGCGTCTGGTCTGACGGCGGATGGCACGCCTCTATTGGTAAGTTATGGCAATAGCACAGGTGATGATGTCTTCTTTTCTGCGATGGTCGGAGATGAGCAAGTAATATGTAGACTTGATGATGGTGGGAACTTCACCATTTCGCCATCGACTTTGGCTGGATTGCCGGCAGGCTGGGGTGGAGCGTCGATATTTAACCTATCGATGACATTATCCGCAGGTCCCGATGGTTTGCCAATATATGCACAAGTATTTTCAGGAGAAATGGTGCCACTTTTGGTGGAATAAACGAAGGAGACAAAAATGGATAGATTTCAAAATAGAGTAGAAGCGATTCGCGATCGCAACAAGTATCGATATTTTAATGATCAAAAGATTATGAGAGTATTTGATATCAAAACTGACTTAACACAGGAATCTGACGATAGAATCGAGCAAGCTCTTTGGGACATAAAAGAATCTATGGATTTACCCACAGAAGAGATTGAACGAGCTATCGAAAGCCGCAGAAAAGTCAGATAAATAAAAAATAAAAACTTTTTTACCTTCCTCTTATATTAACACTATAGTTACAATAAGAGGAAGGTTTTTTAGTGGGAGTACTTTTTGTATTTAGTATCGGGGAACCTTTAGAACCGAAACAAGAACAATAGGAATGTCTTCCGGAAAACTAATAGATGAGCTTTCTCCAGGAGATCTTGTTATTTTAAAAGGCCGGAGACAAAGAGATAAAAAAAACCCGGGCATAATAATGAAAGTTCTTGAGGCAGATGACTTAGATTTCTTGGAATCTTTTTCCTATACTCAATTTAAGTATTTGGTTTACGTTGATGGAGAAACTAGATATGTGACGGAGGGTCATATAGAACGAGTGCTTAGCAGTACCGATGAAATTGACAAGAAAAATGCTTAAACGTATAATCAGAAAAATTAAGACACTAATGGAAAGAATTCCTTTCTTATCAAGTAAACTAGATATTAAAGAGGATGAAAAATTTCGATGTCCATGTTGCGGATATACCCCTTGCGATTGCGATGATCACTAAAAAACTTAAATTATTGTTATTAAGCGTATTAGTCGGAGTCTTAAGTTGCGGTCCAGATTATGGCATGCAATATGAAATCATAGAAGAGATACAGCCAACAGAGGTGGCGATAGATTCTTTAATTCAACCGTCACCCCCTGAGAAATTAGATGTTTTAGTCGTTTTGGATACATCATGCTCCATGAATGACAATTATCAGCAGGTTAGCACTGGTGTAGAACTCCTCCGACAAGACATCGAAGCAATCACGACAGATTACAGAATTGGGTTCATTAATTCTGGGTTAACGATGCCTTATTTCGCGGGTCCATATGATTATACATCGGATCCGATAGATTTTCTTTTAGCACCCTATACCCTTGGAGAAGATTGGAGAGAAGAAGGGTTTGAATCCATGTATGGTTTTGTAGCCAATACACCCGAAGGAACACTCTTTTTTAGAGACGACGCAGACAAGCTAATAATTTTTATTTCAGATGAGGATGAACAAGGATCAATTCCAACAGATATATTTCACGATTGGTTGGTTCAAAAGTTTGAACTGGTCCAACATGATGTTGTGGCAATTGTTCAGCCCGAAAATGGCGAATGTGAAGCTATTTGGGTTCAATCAGTTGGATATAAATATATCGACTTAGTTGCTTATTATGGAAAAGTCGCGATTGATATTTGTAGTGATTGGGCAACATGGCTCTCAAACAGTACTTTTTTAGTTGGCGAGATTAACTATATAAATCTTACCAAGATTCCACTAATTGATAGCATAGTAGTTTATAAAAACAGTCGAGAAATAGAAGAGTGGTATTATTTGCCAGAAACAAACACAGTATATTTAGATTTTACCCCAGATCCTGGCGAACTTATTGAAGTCGGTTATGTTTTTTTATAAAAAGTAGTTGACAAAGCATCACTTAAGGGTTAAGATATTTAAATAGGAGCCTAAATGTCCGAAGAGACAAAACAATTTAAAACTTGGAAACAAGAAGGCATCTTTGACACATTCGAAGAAGCTGATAGCGAGAGAGCCGTGCTATTATCAATGAACACTGATAATAAGCTGCTGGTTAAGGTTCACCGATGTGGTGACGACGGCATGAGATTTAAAGTAAAATCATGGTACCCATCAGAACCCAAGAAAAACAAAAAGAAGAGGAAGTAATATGGCGATTCATCGAGACATATTTGATAAGGAAGAGGAGACTCCTACTGTGATGGTTTCCGGAGGTTTTGACCCAGTGCATGCGGGTCATATCCGTTTAATTCGAGCAGCGGCAGAACACGGAGATGTTATTGTGATCGCAAACTCGGATAATTGGCTTTTCGAAAAGAAGGGTTTCGTATTTATGGATTTCAAAGCGAGAGCAGAAATTCTTAATGCAATCAAAGGTGTTATTTTGGTTGATTCTGTTGACGACAGCGATGGTACTGTTTGTGAAGCAATTCAACGCCACAAGCCGGACTTTTTTGCGAATGGTGGTGATAGAGGAAGAAGTAATACCCCCGAGCAAGATGTTTGCGAACAGTTGGGTGTTAAATTATTGTGGGGGATTGGCGGCGACAAAAAACTAGCAAGTTCTTCAGATTTAGTCAAAAATGTGCGACAATTTGATGAAAAACCACCAGTCCGTCACCAAGCGAAAGTTTCTGAAAAGTGACCAAAGGTGACATTGTTTTAGTTAAATCTCGCGCTGGGGATGCTATCTCACCAATACATGTTAAATTACTAGAACGAATTATCGTTGAACCAAGAAAAGGCAACCGTATTGACTGGCCCGGATATTCAGGTTGGCATGCCACTCCAATATGTCAAAAAGAGATTGAGATTTTAAGAAAAGAATGGAACATACCATTTAAAAAAGCAAATAAAGATTTGACATTTGTGTTTGATGATGATATATTGAAAGTAGTGTAATGGGGTGTAGTTCAATTGGCAGAACGCGACACTGTTAATGTTGAAGTTGCAGGTTCGAGTCCTGCTGCCCCAGCCACATTTTAACAAAAGGAGAAAAAATGCAAACCATAAAGAAACTATCAGAACTTAATCTAGATCCAGGCACTATGGCAACCCTTCGCTATAGTGACGGAGTTGATGTCTTTGTTCATAACGAAACTGAGATTGAAACTGCGCTTGAAGAGACAGATGTTGTACAAACTTTGTCTGCACTATTAGCAGAGCCCGGCGGATTGACAGTCACAACCACATTCAATACTCATATCTTAGAAGAGCTTCGGTCTTCCGGACTTCTCGATGATTATGAAAGAGGGAGCGAAGAATTCGAAGACTTTTTGACAGAAGTCATTACTGAAAACTTTTACGAGTTTGACTTTATCGATACTAATATCGAACACTATGATCACAAGCGCGGATTCTGCACATTGACAGCAAAAGTAAACATCCCAGTTAGTGAACTTATTGAAAAATATCCATATATTGGTTCGTGGACAGTATCGGTCCCGACAGAGAATGGGACACTAACCCTCGAATGAGTTGCCAGCGCTGTCTCGTCGCTTATAACGGGAAGAGGGCGCCGATCCTCACGCCGGCAGGGGTTTGCGGTTATCCATGGACGCTAAAAACCGCTGCTTTATATGAGAACGTGTAGAAAAAATATGTTCAACCAACTAATTAAGAAACAGCACTAGTCCGCAGGCTTTAATGACTAAAAAAAATTACGTTTTAGATACGAGTGTTTATCTCACCGACGCAACTTCCATCTATCAGTTTGAAAATCATGATATTTTCATTCCATTAAAAGTATTGGAAGAAATTGATAATCACAAAAAGCGCCAAGATTCGGTGGGTGTCAACGCCCGCAAGATTATTCGCATTCTTGATGAATTACGAGAGAAAGGCGATCTTAATAAAGGAGTGAGAATAGACAAGGGAAAAGGCATCGTCAAAGTGATGTCATATGAGTGTCTTAATAGTTCCTTGCAGTTTCCACCAGACCTAGATCTACGAATTCCAGATCATACAATTATTGCGACTGCCATGGCAGTTAAGTTAAATTCAGCGAATCGAAAATTAATTCTGGTATCGCGCGATATTAATATGCGTGTTATTTGCGATTCTTTGGGGATGGCGGCAGAAGACTATATCATTGAAAGAGCGGTTACTTCATCCGATGAACTCTATCAAGGATTTGTTGAACATTTGGTAGATGATGCTGTCGTTGATCGATTCTATAAAGGCGACGATATCCGGATTGAGCAAGACGAAATCCAAGAAAAATGGCATCCGAACCAATATGTCATGATGGTCTCCAATGCTCACCCCAAGAAGTCGGCACTAGCCCGCTTTTACGGTCACCAGACCCCATTAAAAACGATAGTCCACAACAGCATCCCCGATTGGAAAATTAATTCAAGGAACAAAGAACAAGCGTTTGCAATCGATTTGTTAATGGATCCTAAAGTCAAGATTGTCAGTCTTGTTGGGCGCGCCGGATCTGGAAAAACGCTTTTGGCTATTGCATGCGGGCTACAACAAACAATTGGTCTGCGCGCGAATCCGTATTCTCGTTTAATTGTCTCGCGCCCCGTACAACCCATGGGAAAAGATATCGGCTTTCTTCCAGGAACGATGGAAGAAAAGATGTTGCCGTGGTTAATGCCCATTCAAGATAATTTACAATTTTTATTAGGAGGCGATAAAACTGCGCTAGAATTATATATAGAAAAGGGCAAGATTGAAATTGAAGCATTGACCTATATTCGCGGCCGCTCAATTTCAAACGCATTTATGATTGTAGATGAAGCACAAAATCTGACAATGCATGAGATTAAAACGATCATTACCCGAGTAGGGGAAGGTACAAAAGTAGTTTTAACTGGCGACATTGAACAAATTGATAATATATATGTTAATGAAACGTCTAATGGGTTGGCACACGCAGTAGAGAAGTTTAAAGACTATTCCTTGGCCGGCCACGTAACATTTAAGAAAGGAGAACGTAGCGAAGTTGCTACGTTAGCATCAAAAGTTTTATAAAACATTTGCACAATTTGAATTATTGTGTTATAACTAAAAATAGGAGTTATCATGAATGATACAGAAAAAGTAATTAGCGAAGAAGAAGCCCACACCAATCCTCTATTGGCGACAACCCCAAATAATGATTCAGAATTAAAGCAATTTTTAATCAACTACACCGGGGCCAAACTGGATCCAGAAGACGAGCGTGTTACGGTTCATATGATTGCAGAAACCATTGCAGCAGAGTTTCCTGAGTTTTTATTTGCTATTGCTGAAGAGAATTTTTTACGAGGTTACCAATTAGGATTAGATGATGCTACAATTACAACATTTGAAACAGAAACAGAAGCAGCTACAGGAAGTGAGGAGTGATTTTTACACTTCCCGCGGAACGCATGTTTATTTTAAAGACGATTTAACTAACGACGAAATAAATGTGGAAGAGGTTATTGCGCAAGTAGAAAGCGCCCTGCCGGAGCACCTATTATCGGAACTAGAAATGATAGTTGTTGGGTGGTTTGACGAATTTGAAGATAGAAACATCAACGCGTTTTATAAAGATGGTATTTTGCATATATCGAATGTGCAAGATGATGCATCCGATATGTATGATGATATAATTCATGAAATCGCACACTCTGTAGAAGAAGTTTATGGTCGTGAATTATATGCAGATTCTAATGTTAGAACCGAGTTTTTATATAAAAGAAAAATTTTGCACGATAAGTTATGGTCATTGGGACACCGGGCACCCCTTAAGTGGTTTTTAGATGTTGAGTATGATAAAGAATTTGACGAGTTCTTATTTGAAATTGTTGGAGCAGATAAATTACGAATGATTTGTGTGGGGTTATTTATTAATGCATATGCGGCCACTTCGCTGCGAGAGTATTTTGCCACAGGATTCACAGATTTCTATTTGCACCCCGATCATAGTCTCTTAAAAAAGCTCGGGCCGCGGCTTTATGAGAAGTTGCAATTATTGCATGATATAAAAAACCTTGACAACATGGTATAATGTGGTTATAATATAGGAAACAGGAGATTATGTGCCACACATAAGCTATAGCGAACTTAAGGATTGGTCCTTTTGCGCATTTTATCACAAACTAACACGAGTTGACAAACTAGACGGATTCAAAGGCAACGCTTTCACAGCGTTCGGTACTGCGATCCATGATGTTTGCGAGAAGAAACTTCTCAAAGAAGAGATTAACGATGATGAACATTTCATTAAATCATTTGAGGAGTGTCTTGCAAAGCTACCGGAAGATGTAGAAGTTGATGACAAGCTCGTCGCAGATATGCGAGAGCAAGGAAAGAAGCTTTTACCCGAAATCGAAGACGCATTAACAGATTATTTTGGTGAATATGAAGTATTGGCATCAGAACTGCCGCTAATGGAGCCCATTGAAGGGGAAGACGATTATACATTTAAAGGATATATCGATGCGATTGTAGCAACACCAGACGGCAAGGTCCACATCTTTGATTGGAAGACGTGTTCTTGGGGTTGGGACGCCCGCAGAAAGAATGAGAAGTTGACAACGTACCAGCTTACGCTCTACAAACACTTTTTTGCACAAAAAACCGATACTGATCCTAAGTTTATTGAAACACATTTCGCTTTATTGAAGAGAACAGCAAAGAATAACAGGGTAGAGTTCTTCCGAGTTACCAGCGGACCCCAAAAAACGAAGAACGCACTTAAACTATTGAACATGGCTCTTTGGAATATCAAAAAGAGCCGATATATTAAGAACAGATTATCATGCACCAACGGGTATGGGTGCAAATTTTATAAAACTAAACACTGTCCATAAGGAAACACATGAAAAAGACCAAGATTTTAACATTATCCGATCATCCGCTATCACCCTCCGGAGTCGGAACTCAGACAAAATATTTTATTGAAGCGCTCCGTAAAACAGGGCGCTATGAATTTATATGTTTGGGGGGCGCTATGCAGCACCCGAATTATGATATTCAAAAAGTGGAGGGACACGGGGACGAGTGGCGCATTTTCCCTGTAGATGGCTATGGCACTCATGAAATAATTCGTTCGGTACTTCAAAAGGAGAAGCCGGACATACTTTGGTTTATGACCGATCCACGGTTTTATGGTTGGTTATGGGAAATTGAAAATGAAGTTCGCCCCCATATTCCTATGATCTATTATCATGTATGGGACAACTTCCCCCCCCCACATTTCAATGCAAAATTTTATAAGTCTACGGATGTGGTTGTTAGTATTTCGAAAGTAACGCACCAGATTGTATCCGCCGTTGCGCCAGATGTAGAAAATCATTATTTACCTCATGCAGTTCATACGGAGCCTTTTTATAAATTTAAAACAGATGAGGATCTCGCGCGCAAAGAGGTGATTAAACAACGAATATTGGACTCCACTATAAATCATAAAAATCCGGATAAAAAGATCTTTTTTTGGAATAACAGAAATGCCCGAAGAAAGCAGTCGGGTACTTTGATTTGGTGGTTTAAAGAATTTTTGGATGAGGTAGGACACGATAAAGCCACTCTTCTCATGCATACAGATGCGCGGGATCCCCATGGACAAGACCTGCCTCATATTATAGAGCACTTAGGAATTGCGGATGGACAAATATTGCTATCAACTGATAAAGTTTCTCCTCACGATCTAGGAGGGATGTATAATGCAGCAGATTTCACAATTAATATTTCAGATGCAGAAGGTTTCGGACTAGCAACACTAGAATCGCTAGCATGCGGAACCCCTATTATTGTCAATATGACCGGAGGACTTCAAGAACAGGTAACTGATGGTGAGAACTGGTTTGGTTTTGGACTGCAACCAGCATCCAAGGCAATTATCGGATCTCTCCAAGTACCTTATATTTATGAGGATCGTATTTCACAAAAAGACTTTACTGATGCACTTAAAAAGGCGATTGAACTGAGTCCCAAAACTTATAAGAAAATGTCTATTCAAGGTCGAGAACATGTGAGAAAAAACTATAATTTTGAGACATTTGAAAAGAGTTGGGTAGATTTAATGGATAGCATAGTAGAGAGATATGGCTCCTGGGAAAATAGAAAAGGCTATGAGCGCTGGCACTTGTTAGAGGTGGCATAATGAAAAAGAAACTAATTTTTAAGGGCCCGCTCCTCACACGATCTGGATACGGTGAACAATCGCGATTTGCCATACGAGCGTTGCGAGACAGAGAAGATTTGTTTGATATTTATATCCAACCCTTAACATGGGGACAAACTTCATGGATAGGTGAAGATACCGAAGAAATCAGATGGATTAACCAGATGATCGAAAAAACTATTCTCTATATGCAATCAGGCGGACAATTTGATGTTTCATTTCAAGTCACTATCCCTAATGAATGGGCACCCATGGCTCCCATTAATATTGGCTATACCGCCGGCATAGAGACCACAAAAGTAGCTCACCAGTGGATTCAAAAAGGCAATGAAATGAATGGGATCATAGTAGTATCTCACCATTCTAAGAATGTCTATGAACACACTCAATATCAAGCAGTCAACAGCGATACCGGTCAAGAGTTGGTATTAAAGCTTGAACGTCCGATTAAGGCGGTAAACTACCCAGCTAAAAAGTTTGAAACATTGCCAGAAGTAAATTTAGAATTAGAATATGAAATCAATTTTCTTGCGGCAGCCCAATTAAGCCCGCGCAAAAATATGATCAATACCATTAAATGGTTTATTGAAGAGTTTAAGGATGACGAAGTTGGATTAGTGCTCAAAGGCAATACAGCTAAAAATTGCTTGATGGACCGAGAGCATACTCTCGGCAACATTAGAGCAATTATAAATCAATATCCGGACCGAAAGTGCAGTGTTTATCTTCTTCATGGTGACATGTCGGATGAAGAGATGCACTCGCTTCAAGTGCATCCTCAAATTTCTGCTCTTATTAGTTTAGCTCATGGAGAGGGATTCGGCCTCCCTATTTTTGAAGCAGCTTACTCTGGTACCCCTGTGGTTGCTACTGGGTGGTCCGGACAGTTGGATTTTTTGGTCGATGAACAGGGGAAACAAAATTTTTATAACGTAGGGTTTGATTTGGCGCCAGTACAGACCGAAGTGGTTTGGGATGGTGTTATAGTTCCTGATTCTATGTGGGCTTATGCACGCGAACAATCGGCAAAAGAACAAATGAGGCTGTGCTACGAAGATCTTAAAGCACAAAACAGAGACAGCGTTGCCTTGAATTCCTGCGCTTTTGCTGAAACTGTACAAGAACGATTCGCGCAAGAAAAACAATATAAAGCCATGGTCGACGCGACACTGGAATATATGGGAGTATCTGATGAAGATGAATGGCAAGATATTTTAGAACAAGTTGTGGAATATGATTAATGCTGACATAGTTTTTATATCTGATTTTTTTCTAAATGAAGTACGCGGCGGTGCAGAGTTTTGTAACGATGCCCTTCTGCATCTCTTGGTTCCTGATGTTAAGATCGCCGCGATTAAGTCGCAGGTTGTTATCCCCAAATTTATTCAGAACAATAGTGACAAGTTTTTTGTGGTAGCTAATTTTTTTCAATTATCCGAAGAGTCTAAGATTGCGCTAGCGAATACAACCTATGTGATATTTGAACACGATCATAAATACATTAAATCTAATAATCCGTCATTATATGCGAATTTTCTGGCGCCAGAGACGCAAATTCAAAATAAAGAATTTTACAAGAATGCACTCGCAGTCCTATGCCAAAGCAAAAAACACGCTAGCGTTGTACAACGCAATCTTTTACTAGATAATATTGTCAGCCTTAGTGGCAATATTTGGACTGAAGAGCAGCTAGCAATATTAGAGAAGAACCTTGACACACCTAAAACTATTAAATATGGGGTATTGTATTCCCATAATAAAAACAAAGGGATGCCGGCAGCTATCGCATACTGTAAACATAAAAATATTGAATTCGAGTTTATTCAAGAGCAGCCGTTTGAACAGTTCATCGAAAATATAGCAAAAATAGAAACTTTAATCTTTTTCCCTCAATGGCTTGAAACCTATAATCGCTTTTCTGTTGAAGGCCGTATTCTGGGAGCAAAATTGGTTACCAACAATCTGATTGGTGTCGCCGGCGAAGACTATTTTCATTTAAAAGGAAAAGAGATGCTAGATTTTATTCGACAGAACAATCAAAACCTTAAAGAGTGTTGGCTCACCTTGGTGCGCGATCACACTATCGATTATCACCCCTCAGCAGTTTTGCCTAAAATTACTATTTTCTGTCCGCTATACGCCGGCGAAAAGTATATTGAAAAATTTTTAGAAGATATGGAAAATCAAACCATTTTCGACCAATGCGAACTAATCATTATCGACGCAAACTCTCCGGAAAACGAGCGAGAGCATATAGAAAAATTTATGAAGAAGCATAAAAATGTAATCTATAAAAGGTTGGATTATCGAGCTACTGTGATGGAAACCGAAAATATGGCTCTTGATATGGCGACAGGCGAATTCTTTGCGCAAACATGCGTGGACGATCGCCATGCCCACAACCACCTCGAAATAATGGCTAAACACCTGCACTTCACAGAAGATGTAGATCTCGTATATGCGGATTGTTATCAGACGACAGTTGCAAATGAAACATTTGAGGCGAATTCTTCCAATGGGACTAAATATGAACATTCTTTAAATAATTTCTCCCCTGAAAACATGATTAAATGCCTCCCAGGCCCAATGCCCATGTGGAGAAAAAGCGTGCATGAAAAGTGTGGTAATTTTAATGAAGAGATGTCATATGCAGGCGATTGGGATATGTTTTTGCGTATGGTAGAAGCTGATTCTAAGTTTAAGAAGATCGATATTCCGCTAGGATTATATTATTATAATGAAGATGGATTATCCACATCGCAAGAGCACAGCAAACCCAGAGGTAAAGAAGAAGCCTCCGTATTTTTCAAATACAAAGATGTATTTGGTCAAACAAACTTTAATAAATATCACAATTACTTCTTACAATTTACAGGAGATACAAATGAGCAATCAGCGTAAATATTTACCCACACTTTCAGAACTGGTGGATCGCTTGTCCATCGCACAGTTAAAAGAAGTGTTTATTGCAGAACACAAAGCCGAGTATGCTCAGGAAATCTCTGACATATGCCACGACATTCAAATGATTTTAGACGCGGCTGACGGGCAACTGACAGCCGATACGGTGCGCGCTATCGTTGTGCTCTCACAAATGAATTTGCACATCTGGCACAACGAGTCAATGGTCCGTGCCGGCACAGGTGACGGCAATTTAGAACTAACTCACGGGCTAAATGGAATCAGAAACGTTGCAAAGAACAAGATTCAAGAAATTAACGGCGGCAGAAAAGATTACAAAATCGACTGCCTAGCAGCGGACTTTAAAGATTGGGAGATTAGCTGGGATGAATGAACCAGAAACATTTAATGAATATTATCAATATTATTTGACATTACATCAAAATAATGTAAATAGATGGTTGCATGTTGTCGGACAATGTGTTACAGTGTTTACATTAGCATACGCATTATATACTCAAACATGGCTTTTGTTGCTCTTGGTGCCTTTTGTGGTTTATCCATTTGCGTGGGCCGGCCATCTTATATTTGAAAAGAACGAGCCAGCAGCGTGGACAAATCCTCTGTGGGCGAAAGCATGCGATTGGGTGATGCTAAAAGACATATTAACAGGAAAACTAAAATGAACGTATTGATTACAGGCGGCGCCGGCTATATCGGCAGCGAATTAATTGGTTATCTTTTGAATGATGGCCACAAGGTTGTAGCAATTGACAATCTTATGTATGATCCCACTTCTTTGTTGCGATATACAAACGATCCGGA